CCGAATCTAAGTAATACATTTTATTACCTAAATTAGGATTGAATGGTTTTAATGGTCTGTTCGCTGAGTCTTCAAATAACGTATCTCCTATAATGTCTACGTCGTCTCCAGCATTTGGAACGCCTCCATTCCCTACAAAGTCTTCTAGAGGATCGTAAGTGTAATATTCCCCTTCAAAATCCAAAGGTGTTCTACCACCTTCATAAGACCCTTCGGCAGAGTCATATTCTGGTTTCACACTTTTACCTCCTTCGTTATTGCCGTCTCCTTTTGTTACAACTACAACTTTCTTTTTTGACTTGTATGACTGTACAAATACAATATCTATCGTTTGTCCGTCACAGTAAGTTACGGTAATAGTAGCTTCTCTTTCTGTTGTGTTGCTAGTATTGTCAGATACACTTCCCTTGATGACCTGGTTGCGCTCTCCAGAAGTTGTATTTAATGTTAACCATCCCCCCGTTTGAACCACCGATATACTCCATGTGGTATTAGACTGTATGACAAAAATAGTACCATCTGTAAATGCATCCCCAGACACAAGTATTGGGCCTTGAGGAGAAACGGACAAGTCACATTCGCTTACGTCTTTATCATTCCAAGCTAGAACGTATTTAAATTCGTATGGATCGTATGCGCCTAATTTTTGCTTTCCTGCTTCGTCATCAAACAAGTTTCTAAAATAAGATCGCATTCCATATGTAGATATCTGCTTAATGCCAGACTGCGTCAAGTTTAAAACAGCCCCTCTCTTTTCATCAGTAAAGAATATATCATTACCCCACTTAGCAAAACTTTCTGGATTGTTAGATATGCCAAACTCAGCCGTATATGGTATTTGAAGTCCTAGTACTTGTGGTATACTAGTTATTGAGCCACCACCTACCGAATCACTTAATAGGTTCTTTTCAAATAAAACTTTTGAAACTTTGTCCTCTTGAAAAACTATCAAGTCACTATCTCTAGCATATAACTTTTGTATAGGTCCGTACTCCTCTTCTAAAGCCTTGAAATTAGCCAAAGATAGATTGAACTCATTCAAATCGTTTGTGCTAGAAGACTCATTATAAACTCCACTATAAGTTAATGAATTCTCCGCTTGTATCTGCTCATATCTATCAATAGATGCGCTCGCCCTTGGAGATGGTAAAAGTTCTGGACCGTTCCAATCATCTTCAATTACAGAAGACTCCATACCATTACCAAAAGATATGGCATTAAAATCTCTTATAGTTATTTGAGCCGATTGACTAGCGCCTTGATTTTGGTCTCCATCTAAAGAACTAGTATGAAATCCAGAAGCAGATAATGGATAGGTTTTTGGAATCTCGTAATATATATCATCATCATTTACAAGTCCTTCTGTCTCTAGTATTGTTATACTAGACGGAATTACTGCCTCTAAGCTTAACCATATAAATTTTCTCTCATCCCTATATGGCGATAATTCGTCTACAGGATTTGACCGTTGCCATGTCTTTACAATCATAGAAACAAAGCCTGTTTCGTTACCAGTTCCTACTATATAGTTTATATTTTCCCTATTTATTTTTTGCTTCCATATACCAGTTCCTCTTCTAAAAAATACAGCATCAGAGTTTTTGTTTTCTCCTTCTGTATTAAAATGCTCAAACTTAGTGTTGATTTTTTCCTCATAAAACCACTCTTCTATGTTTTGATACGTTCCAGAAGAAGTAAATTTTTGCATCTTTTGAGAATAACCGTCTCCTATTTGTATTTTCAAAACACTACCTGGAGTTATCTCTGTGGTCCATTCAGTTCTATTATTTGACCATTGAATATTGCTAACAATTGCATATCCACCGCCCCTAGGAAAGTCACTTGCTTTTACAAGAACTCCCCCTATGGCATTTTCATCGCCTCTATAATTCAATCTCCAAGAGTCTCCTACAGTATATGGAGCGGATGTATCAAAGCTTATGTCCCCAACAACTAAATTACTTCCAGCTACATCTATTATTTCTATTAAGTTGCTAGAAGTAGACATAGTTATGTCTTCTTTTTCCCAATTAGACTGATCGTGCCTTTTATATCTAAATTTATTTGAATCAGTAACCTCCACTACAATCCTATAGTCTCTTGAAGAATTATAAGAAGAAGATGTTTTTTTGTACTTTAATACGTTGTTGCTGCCTTTCCCATAAAAAATAGGAACATCTAAATGTCTTTCATACTTATCCAAAGGATTTCTAGTCCCCGCTAACAAAGGAGCAGTAATCATGTAAGGACCACCATGAGAAGTTGCGCCTTGATTCTTTGACCTAACTTTTACTAAGTCTTTGTCGTTAAATATAGCTGTATTTTTAGTATCTATTTTTATGTAAAAACCAGTCTCTTGGGTATCATTAGATTTATTTAAAAAATCTTTTTCTTTATTTTCTGCCTCTAGTACTTTATATTTTTTAGCGTCTTCGCTAACTCCACTTGGCGTTGATTTTATATATATATAGTCACCTTCTTTTACCTTGTCTATATCAAATTTAGCAATTTGAAAATAAGTAAATGTCCCAAACTGTTGTATATCAATAGGTACCATATTGTAGTATGTACCTCTATTTTGCTTTATAAAAAATCTGTAGTTGGTAGCAAATGAAGGACCTCTATGGTTTATTGTTGCAATAAGTTGGTTTTTATTGTCAGATTTAGTAATAGGTATGTTTACTGTATTCGAATCAGATTCTATTACCGTAGACATCCTACCAAAGTCATCTAAATAAGCAATACCCAATTCGTAATCTCTACCAGACTTAAATGTCTCCGCTGACGATCCACTCTGTATTGTAGATGCTTCATAACTCAAACTAAAGTTAGGTTTTATTTCTTCATTCCCTCTACTTAAGTTAAAGAATTGCTTGTAGTTTCCGTAAACTATTCTTCTACCTATCAAGTCTTGAGATTTAGCGGATAGAGGTACATTGTCAAACAATCTATTTACTTGAGAGTCTGGTAATATTTTGTTTATTTTGTTATTTGTAAATTCATACTGCCCATTTGAGTCTTCTCTATCAATAGACCCAATTATAACTGCATTTTTGCTTCGACTGTCTTTCATGACAATCTCAATCTTTTTTACTTCTTCAGATCCAATATCAAAAGTTATTTTAACCTTGTTTGCGTTGTTACGCATTGATTCGTTTCTGCCACTATCAAAATTAAACTTGAAACTTTGGGCTTCAAACGCAGTTTTAGAAAATGGAGATAATGCACTTACTTCATTGGTTTTATATAAGTATCTATACGAAAACCTTATAAACTTATCTTCTAAATTGTTTTGTTCTGTCGTACTATCAGAAATCAACTCTAAGCTTGGAGATGAAAGTGGTGGCTTAACTATTACGTTAACCGTATCTACAGATATATCGCCATCTCTATAAACATCTGATACGTCTATCCTTCTTGGAGGATTCAGTCCATCTGTAAAGTACAAAAACTTACTATCTATCAAGTTTACTCCGGTTATTAAGTAATCTTGATTAAAATTCATTATACCACTAGATTTTGTCTCTACCAATATCAACTTTCCACTAGCAGTTCCGTCGTTTGTTTCGTGATATTTAGCTATAATGTCGTAAGTGGTAGATGTTATAAACCAGTATATATCATTGTTTTGAGTATCGGTATATGAGCCAATTGGAGTTAAGTCAGACTGAGATACAAACCCAGCATCTGTCAGTAAAGTATCAATATCAAGTTTTTCGGTATTACCTAAGTAATTCTGTACTGTTCCAGCATCATTCCCATCCGTAGATGAAACCTTAATATTCAATGCATCGCGGTAAAAACCGTCGGGTAAGAGCCTATCGTCAAGGCTCTTGTTCATTACTCCCTTGACAAAATTTCTTTTAATTTCCATTACTTAATCCAGTTATCCTTTCCTCTCAAGGCCATTAGCAACCTCCTAGGATTGATATTGCTTAATCTTAACTTTGCGTTCTTTAACAATGAAGACTTTTCTTTCATTGCTCTTCTAACTACGTATTCTTGAACTCCAAGTCTATTGTTTAGCATACACCACTTTATATAAGCATATACAAACTCTTCAGCAAACTTATGTATGGACACTTGAGATGGGTCTTCGTTTTCTAAACCATCTGTTATATATTCTAACACAATTAACTTACCAGACAAACCAGAGGAGAAGTTTATCACTCCCTCTTGCTTGTTTATAACGTAAGTTGGGTTGCCCGTCATTCTAGATGCGTCGTTACCGTATCTATTTCTGTAGTTGAAATACCAAAAGCCATCGCAGCACCATCCGTACCTACCGTACCAAGTTCCGGGGTACATGTAATGTCTGTACTCCCCTTCCTTTCTTATTCTATCCAACTCAGACTCTTCCTCGATTAGGTTACCGTCAGCGTCAAACAAATATTCTTGGTCGTCGTCTTGGTCGTATCTAGTAGCCCAGTTTACTTCTGGATTCTCGCTAAGCTTAAATAACACACCGTCTACCTCATAAGATATTCTTACATAGTTTACGTAGTGCTGTGGTAGTATAACCTTTAGGTCGTCGTTAACCAAGGTCTCTAGTACCTTAATCTCTTTGAATGCGTCGTAGTTCAGTTCTTGAACCGCACGCTTAGCATGAAACAACACATTATATCTATCGGCATTATCAATAAGCTTATCGTAGCCTACATACATAAGCATGAAGTTATTCACCACGTCCTCTAGCGTAACGTATTGTCCGCTTCCGTAGTTATCTGCCGATCCGTAATATTGTTCAGGTGTCTGTGCCATTATTGTTCTTTCTGTGCGTTTTTAGCTTCCTCTCCGTTCACCACGTTTATTATGTCTGCCTCTCTTAAGTTGACACCAGCTTTTGCTAATATTCTTAGTACCAATTCTTTTTCGTACTCTTTAGGTAACTCAAAATCTTGATACCCGCTGTTGTTTATGTCAAACACGGGGTTACCACTAGTATCTGTATAGTACGTCCAATTTGGGTCCTCTGGAAGTCTAACATAAATAGCAGAAACACCACTTGTAATAGTGGTTGGGTACAAGGTAACCTTTGTTTCTCTCTCTACGTATGCCGGATAGTATGTAGTAGGCGCCGTAAGGTTAGAGTTGTTAAGAAGCGTTATTTTGTGGTTAGAGACCTTTTCTACACTCTTACTAGAGTAAAGTACATCCACAAGGCTGTAATTGTCTGTAGGTAGCGTAAAAGTGCTTCCTGTGTCCAACGAAAGGCTAGATGACTTTACAAAACCTTCTAAATCTTCAGTAACATGCTTTGTCACATCGGCTATACCACTGTTTGACCTTCTGTTATTTCTCTTGGTATACCAGTTGTTTACTTTTTGATATAAGTCTTCGAACACCTCTAATTGAGATAGACGTGCAAATGCGTTAAACTCAGCTGGAGTCAAATAGCCGTTGTTGTCCTTATTAAGGATAAACATCACGGTATTTCTCACTTCGTTAATCATGGTTACGCAAAGATAACAAAAAAAAGCCACCTCTAAATGAGATGGCTTATTCAAAAGAAGTGTCAGCTAATTATGCAGACCACTCTTCCTCAATCTGAGAAATTGCAGTAACAGCATAAGGAAGCTTTTCTGTGATGTCAAAAACAGGCTTTGTCCAAGCAGTCTGAAGAGCATCTTCAATTTGACTAGCAAAAGAAGTTAATTGCTCTTTAGTTTTTGCAGCGTTAGTAGCAGTAGTGGCAGTAATCTCAAGACCAATTACTTGAGAAGCCGCATCCGCTGTGTGACCTACGGTGTTGTACAAAACTTGAATTTTAGTGTCGGCTCCAACCTCTACATGAAGAATGTTCTTAATAGGGATTAAATAAGGAGCGTCACTTAGTGTGATTTTTAAAAACTTTTCCATACGGCAAAGATAATAAATTAATCTAACTCCCTACAGAGCTTATTATATATAGGTTCGCCATCTTCTGTTTCGAAGAATAACTTAACCGCATCCATTCCGTCTTCGCCTTCTGGAACAGTTATCATGCGTTTCTTGTTGTTTGGCAAGTTAAAGTACACGTCTTTGTTCTTGTTACGGAACTGAATAATGTTCATGTCAAAGAACTGAGCAATATTGTTCTTCATTTGAACGTCGGGATCACCAGCCATGGTTAATAAATCGTATGGGTTATTCCTAGCAAAAACAAGAATGTCACGACGAACTTCTTTGGACGTCATGTTCTCAACTCGATTACCAATAAGCTCACGAAGAATCTCCTCGCACTTATCAATACTCATTTCACGGGCTGCAATCAAGGCGTCTACTTCGTAGTTCATTTCCTCGATTTCTTTTTCTGCATCACGCTCAGCTATAAATTCTTCAAATACAGACCCGTTTTTAGGGTGTAGTTCTAGAAATTTATGCAACACTGTATCCGTCTTGGATACTTTTAAAATTCCATTTTCAAACATAATAGGCTCAACGATAGCATTATCGTCTTGCTCGTCTTCAAATGGTGAACGCTGATTTCTAGCGTAACGTAAAGTTCTGTTTACTCCCTTTTCTTCGTCAAACCAAAGCAAAGGAGAACGTCTAGAGTGTCTA